ATACATTGACGAATCTTTCCATGATTCGCCACGTAATCTTGCTGCTTTTTGAAGTGCTCACGAGACTTTGTAATGTGAAAAGCGAGAGCTTCCTTGTAAGATAAGCCTTTTGTGGGCTTGCCTCTAAACATGAAATACTCCCAATTTTTAACTCCCCACTCCTGAATGTCAATTTCATATGCATCAGGAATATTGGAAAGATCTCCGTCATTCAAAGCTCGATATTTGTCCTCACTGAAACGTTCGTGTTCAGCATATTCAGGTTTCAGTAGAGGCTTCATTCTAATCCCGCGTCTCCTTGCGGATGCGGGAGCATTGGACAGTTTGCCAAATAATAAATCATCCAAGTTGGATGTCGTAACAACCATCTTTGGACGCCAAGCGACTTTTCCTTTTTCATTCGCTTCGGCCTTTGGTACATAAGAGACTACATTATTACAAATCTCAATAATATACTTCAAAGGATTTTCATTTTCAAACTCCAATACAAAATTTCCGAAATCGTCCAAAATAATGACAACAGTATCATTCTTGACCGTTGAAGCAAATTTGTCACCGGGATTAACGGTAGCAACTTGTTTCTGGGTGTATTTAACACCATTTGCTTGCAAAACAGTCTCGACTAAAACTTGAGTCATCATAGACTTTCCAATTCCTGGTTTTCCTACAAGATAAATGGAATACGGAGCTTCACGCAATCCTCCAGCGACAGTCTGCTGGATAAATTGCAATTTCCACTCCTCAAGTTGCATGCAACGTGCATCAAGAGTTCTTTTCTCAGCAGGATTTTTCGTCTGATGGCGAAGAATCACATACCCAGATAAAGTATTCTCAAGCACATGTGCTAACTCGGCTTCGGTAGTATACTTTGTGTTCTTAAGATCGCCTGTACAAAGAGACTTCATACTGGCACTCAAACTAACATAAGATTCATCCAAAATACGAGCAGTTTGATTATCAAAGAAAAAAGGACGCAAAGAACGCGTCTTAAAAGCTTCATATCCAGCTTCAACAAAATAATCTGCTGTAGCCAAAATAGCATCCATGATATCAAAAGCACTTGCTTGTCTCTCTTCAATCTTAAGAGTAAACATTTGCATGTCTTTAATTCGGAAAGTAACATCTGCGGCTCGACACAAACCAGCAGACACGGCAAGAGACAAAATACGTTGCAAATATCTCCAAGCAGGCATCTTCGTCACAGACTTCCAATTGGAAGTAATGGAACGAAAAATACCAAGCCACGAAGGAGATTCCGAAACTTCGTCTTCAATTCCATCATGAGATTCCATAGCTAACGCATCAGCTAGGTACTCACGAACAGTATTGAAAAGACTTTTGCCAGTCAAGCCTTGAAGATATCCCAACAGTGCAGCCATCATACCTGAATAAGAACGTGTTTCTCTAAGTTCAACGAACAAGAGAATCAAACGTTCAATATGTTTTACAACAGAATCAACTTCGTTAGAAGCTAAAACTTCAGAGTATGAAGACATACGCTCACTCAAACTGTCAAGTTTATCCAACCAATGTTCAACAGAATCTTCAACTCCGGCATGAGGTTGGTAACTCAATTTCTTAAGTTCCCACTCAGCACGAATTTTAACAGCTTTAGCTTCGAAAAGCTTAGCTTGAAGTTCAATTTCAGCATCAGTAATGGCCATCATTTCTGCTTTAATCTTAGCAGCATGGGCCAAACGGCGCTCAACACGTTTGCGGGTTTCCTCTTCAGACATTTCTTTAAACTCTGGGTTTAGTTCATATCCAGAATGTGGTTCATAAGAAATTTCGTCAAAAGGAAAATCTTCATCAATATTCAAATCATCTTCAACTCCGGGTGTAGGAGAAGAAGGTGGTGTCGGTATCAAATCAGTGTGCATCAAATCCACTTCGGGTGTAGAAGTTGGATTGTGACCATACATTTGGAGTGCTTCTTCAAAATAATCATAAGACGACAAAGAACTCGTCAGAGTTGACGACGAGTCTTTTCGTTTAAATGATGGTGAAGGGGTCGGTGGACAGAAAAATTCAGAAGGAGTTTCCTCCTTCGTTTTAACTGCATAAATGTTAGGTCCTGCACGTAAAATATCCATTTTTAAAGGTGTGGATCCCACCATGACAGAAACGTTTTGCCAAGTAGGCAAAATAAAATTCGTCAAACTACTTTCAGTGGTCATCGA